GCTCTGCCGCAAATTCCGGTGTTATCGTTACATCTTCTTCAATCTCGCGGACTGCTTCGCATAATAACAAAGCCTCTTCGGGCAAGGGCGGCATGTTGGGATTGATCTGAATCTCAAGCGGCTCTTTTGATGTCACCGTGCCTATACAGATATCCGTCAGCTTCTGCGCTTCTGTATTGCTCTGTATGATTGTATTTAAGACCTCAAGCAGTTCCATCAGACACCCCTAACTCGTTAAAATCCTTTACTTCGATATTCATTATGTGTGTATTGTTGTCGAATTTGTGCGTGACCTTTTCAGCGAGGAAAAATCTCAATGTGTCAACACTATCAATTTCGTCTACCCTCACAGGGATAATATACCCGGCGCGTATTTTTTCGTGTCCAATTATATTTTTGAGGGTAAGGGTCTGCCATATCTTGTTGTAGTATTTCAGATAAGTCTTGCACAAAGCATCAATCTGGGCTTTGTTCATGTTTTCGTCTACTGTCTCGTAATACTGCAACAGCCCCCATTGCTTGATGTGGTCTGTATCCTCATACACATACGTATCAGCTTTTCCCGTTTCTTTGTTGGGTCTGATCAGCTTTACCCTGTTATAAGTCTGCTTGTCAATGTCCCTCTTATACGTGTAATCAGATAGTTCGTTCTTGCTCCCGATCACCCTGTTCCATTTCAGCTTTTTCGCCTCTGTGAGGGTAAGTTTCCCATAATCATCATAAAAAATGAATATCTTACCTGTCTGTATGGTAGTCTGCATGAGCGCATCAAAAATGATATCAAGGCAGGATTCCTCCTCCTTTATCAGCGAAGGGAATTTATACCCTGTATTTGCTAAATCTCCCACCTTCAGCCCAAAATCTTTAGAGATCTTTGTTATGATATCTTCGAGCGAAGCTGCCTTGAATGTGTACGATGCTTTTGCTTTCAGATAGCGAAGCTGATCATATGCCACATACTTGACTTTTTTGTTTGCTGTCCTTTCAGCAGTGAATACATAGCCTTTGAAAAATGGTTTTCCGTTTACCTTTACACGGATACATGAACCCATCTCAATATCAACACCCTTCTTTTCGGCAAGTGAAAACGTGAACTTTCCCGGTGCGTCCATCCTGTTTGTTTCATATTCGGCAGAGATCGGCGCATATTTCTTCGTCACTGTCTTTTTTGTTTTGGCGTTGGTTACTGTTATCTCCATCACGTCACCCGTATATTTTCCTTGCTTGTCCAGCCGTATGTACCTACCAAATAGGGATATTTAGCGCCTTTTACTATCCGTTTGATCTCTGTTTTGAGGTTTTTGGCATCCCCGGACGGGTTTGCGCCTGCTGACGTATACCAATATTTCCCATTAACAACCACTTTCACCCCTACACGTATCTTTGTTGATTCTGTGGAGCGCTGTTTTTTCGTCACAGCTTTCTTTTTGGTCTTTTTCTTTGTCTTTTTGTCTTTTTTGTTTTTTATAACAACCTTTTCGGCTTTATATGGGATATATTCCTCTAATTCTAACGAATAGCTTAAATCCAAAGGTTCGCCGCCTGTATCCGTGGTTGTGAAGCTCCTTACTATGACTTTTGTGCTTACGTTGTAGCCCGATGGTCTGTGTATGACGAACTTCCCAACCTTTGCTTCGCTCATGGCTTTGTTCAGAAGGTCACAGCACCCTTTTAGGTCAAGCTGAGAATTTACCGCATAAGGCACATCATAGTCCCCCGGGAAAAAACTCTTGAATTTAAAGGTTCTTAAATTCGGATATTGAGGAATTGCGATCTGACCTTTCCCAACAATATCATATTCGTCAGGGTTCGCCGACCGCTTCACCTCTATATCTTTGGGATTGACGGGGATCCTAAATTTTATACCGAAAAACTTCAGCCATATTTTAGTTGTTGGTTTTACTTTCATATCTTTATCCGTGGGCTGTTGCCGTGTGGCTTGCCGCCTGTTCTATCAACATTGCCTTTATTTCGTTTGCTACATCCGTGGCGTTAAGATTCGATGATTTGGGGACGGTAACCTTGACATTGGGCGCTAATGTCTTTAGCTCAATCCTGTTCATATATCTCGCTTCTGCCAAGTCTCTGTATATCTTCAGATCTTCATCAGACAGTTTTACATCACTTTCAATCTTGCCGACTGATCCGACCTTGCCGACCTGTCCGCCGCCGCCGTTGTTTCCAAGGGCATCCGAAATATTGAGGTTTGACGCATCAATGCCGCCTATGCCATCAGCAAGCCCCTGTAATGATAGATCCATATGATCAAGTTTGTTGCCAAGAGACTCACCGACAGCCCCAAAATCATCCATGACGGAATAATCTACCGTTTCCATCCGGTCAACTTTTACGGCTGTTGCATAGGCTTGGTCTACCGCTCTGCCTGCCTCTGCCCTAAAGCCTGCAATCGCTCCCGATATATTTGAGTTCAAAAGCGCATCTATAGCCTGTGCGCACGCTTGCACTATGCCTAAAATAGTATCGTACATACTCCAAAACAGCTGTACAATGGCATTTACGGGGTTATTGAACACATTAGCGAACATTTCAGCAAACGGGGCAATAACATCGTTCCAAAGGGTTACAAACACGTTCATGGCAGTAGCATAGATAAAGCCAAGCACCTGTCCGGCAACCCTTCCAACATCAGCCCATTTTGTGCCCATTGCCTGCAAAGCTGTAATGGCAATCCATAAAGCCGCAACGACTAAAAGGATCCACCAGTTTGCCATGAGCCAAGCTGCGGCTGACATTACCGCAGTAGCTAACTGAATGCCTGCATATGTAAGCATTGCCGCCCCTACAAGGTTAATTATAGGGAGCAGATCCTCCCAATTGTCGTGTACCCATGAGACAGCTTCAACAATCGCCATAAAAGCATCCGATGCAATCTGTGCAAACGTCAGCACTGCCGCAATTGCATCTTCAAACAGCTCCTGACCTTCCGTGCTGTTCAGAAACTCCGTCCACTGTTCCATGATATCCGACAGCCCCATGGTTATTGCGTTCTGTCCTTCTGTCATCATGTCCGCCCATGTTTTAGGCACGGCTTCAAACTGCTTGTTGATTTCGTCTGTAGCTTTGAGCATTGCGTTTTTGACTACGTCAGCTGACAAAACGCCCTGCTGTGCAAGATCGCGGATCTCGCTTTTTTCTTTTCCTAAATAGTCCGCTATCCGCTGTATTACCGCCGGGGCGGCTTCATTGATTGCGTTGAACTCTTCGCCCCTCAATGTTCCAGCCGCCAGCGCCTGCGACAGCTGAAGCGTGGCGCTTGAGATCTCCTGCTGGCTTGCTCCGGCTAATTTGAAGGATTTGTTCATGTTTTCGGCGAATTGGATAGCTTCGGCATTATTAAACGTCTTGCTTGCATTCTGTCCGATACGTGATACAAGATTAGCGGTATCCTGATATGATGCCCTTGACCTCTGTGCGGCAGAGTATACCTGTTCCTGTAACTGTCCGCTTTTATATGTCCCATCATTTACAGCATCAAGCCTTGCATTTATTAACGTGAGTTCATCCGCGGTCTCAACAAAATTCTGCGCCATTTTTGCCGCGCCAAGTGCTGCTATAGCGCTTTTTATCTTGCCTACCCAATTACCAGCCGCCGCCGCCGTATTTTGGGTTTCGTTTGTGACTCTTTCCTGTTCCGTTCCGGCTTGCCTTATGCTTTGCGATGCTCTCTCAAATTCTGATGCGAATCCCTCCGCAAAACCTGCCATAAAATCTTGCGTGTTCTGTGCTATAGAGCTGACCGTATCTAATTCGGATGCTATCTGTTTTAAAATTCCTACTGCTTCATCGCCTTGGCTCATGAAACCAGAAAACGTACTTGAAAAGCTATCGTTTAATACTAATTCTTCACGAATAACGCCCATTTACTTCTTCCTCGCGGCTTCCTTCCTCTCTTTTGCTTCTTTCTTTATGATCTCCCACATTATGAGCTTTTCGCGCAGAGAGAGGTCTAATATCTCATGAGGCAAACGCCCATGCTCGCATAGCATATATTGGCACAGCATACCGTCCAGCGTTCCCTCATAGATTAGTTTTTTGCTTCTTCCTCAAGTGTCTCTGTCTGCCCTTCGCCGTACCCGTTCAGCTTCATCACTGCCGATGTGAGGTTCTTCCATTCCCCAGAGGACAGCATCCGCCCCGGTACTTCCGCAGGATCTTTTGTTTTGTAGTATGCGCACAGCTCCGCATCTTTAAAGTTAGGCGTAACAGTGCAAGCCACAAGCAGCAGATTGCTGTATCTTGTATTATCAAGATTTCTCCCTACTACCATACCGTTTTTCTTGACGGGCTTTGACGCCTGATTATATAAACCCTCGTTTATCTCCTGTGATATAGCGCGGATCTCAAACGGTACGACTTCGCCTTTTTCATCTTTGAATCTGTCAGATACAATAACCTTTTCCGTCTGTTCCATGACAGGCGGCAACATAAACGCTTTTAAATCTCCCATAGTTTTTCCCTCCCTAAAAAAACTATCCTAACTGTGCCGGATCTGTAAACCAGTCGAGAACTTCAACACCTGTAAACGAAAAGCTCACTTCTTCCTCAAGAAAATCAGCATCTGCGTCAAGTATCGACAGAGGTATCTTTGACAGCTTACAGTTTGTGAAGTTTACGGTCTGTTTGCCTACCGATGTAGCCGGATCCTCGTTTTCTACCTGAATATCAAAAAACGTTACTTTCCCCGTTTTCTGATATTCCTGCACCATCCTGATAAAGATAGGCGTGCCATAATAGATTGTCATTGTGCCCGTGTAGTTCACACCGGTTGTCTTTTTCTGTACAAGAGTAGTTCCAACTACTTTAAAATCTGCCTCTGTGAATTCTGCCTCTGTCTGTAATTTCTTGAGCTGGAAAAGCTCTTTGTTTTCGCCGTCTATTGTTGCGATTGCTCTGCCCTGTTTTCCGTTAAGGGCATCCCGCTCCAGTAAAAAACTCATATTAGCCCTCCTTTGGGTCTTTATTGTTTTTCTTTACGAGTTCCCAACCTTGCGCCAACATATCCTCTAACTCTTTGCCTTTACGGCATTTAACCACGCCGTCTTTTACTATACGTTTAGTTCCTGCTTTTGCTCTTTTCAAGCTTTCGCTCAGATTGCGCTTATGTTCTTCTGAAAATGGCTTGCCCTTATGAACTTTACTCATTTTTTCTTTTGCTTCCGCTGTGTGTTTCATCCCTTTATGAACTTCTGCGATTTTCTTTTTCGCGCTTTCGGATTGATGCCGTCCATACATTGGATTATTTTCGCCGCTTCGGTCATAAGCTTTCATGAGTCCATTCTTAAATGCGTGCAAATTATTCTCTGAATATGTACACCATTCGAGATTTTCGACACAATTATTGGTTTTTACTCCATCTTTGTGGTTAATCTCCGGTTTCCCGTCTGGGTTTGGGATGAATGCTGCAGCTACTAATCTATGTACAGCATGTCGCTTATGGTTATTGTTATTCCACAATTCGCAGTAAAGATAGCCATGTACATTGATTAGCGCCCGCATTTTCTCCTTTTCATGACGTATGCAGCCATTTTTTAATGGGGTATATCTGTCGCAAGATTTTACTCTTCCTTTGTTACTTATCTGGTACTTTCCTTCGTACCCTTCAACATCCTTCCAAATTTCCATAAAACGTCTCCTTATGAATTAGTTTATATAACTATTATACTACGTTTTATGGGGA